TATTATAAATATAAAAATTTAACTAGAATCATTTGTTTCTATTCCTAAAAATTCTTGAACTGATTCAATAATTATTTTATTTAATTTTTCCATAAAAAAATCTTTATCATCAAAATCATTTAATTTATTTATTCTATATGAAATTAATGTTTCAATAGTTTCAAACATTTTTATAATAAAATGTGGCATTTTATCATAATATTCACTATCTTTAATTTTTTTAATAATTTCTTTCATAATTTTATCTGATGATACATTTTTTAATGTAAATTCTTCTTTCCAATATATAAAAAAATCGTAAAGATATTTACTTTCTATTATATATTTACTAATTATTTTATTTTTTACATTATCAATTAGAAAATTATTATTTATATTTATTAAATTTTCTTTATCATTTTTCCATTCAAATAAATTAAAATCATTATTATTTAATGAAAATATAACTGTAATAATATTCTTATTACAAAATCTTTCATAATTTTTATTAATTTTTTCTTTTTCTTCTGGATCTTTATTTTTATCTTTACATTTTCTTAAATTATTTATTAAAAATGTATCGTAAATACTATCTATTATAGTTTCATTATAATTTAATTCATTAAATTGTGGTTTTAAATAAATAATATATGTATTTTTATCATCATATCCAATTAAATTAAATGTTTTATATAATTTAAAATCATTATTATTACCACTGAAATCTATAAAATGATTTATCAGCCAATTTATTTTTGGATAAATCTTAAGGAATTTATCATATATTTTTCCAATATTTATTATTTGTTCGTAATGTGTTAATAAATATTTACTTAATTTTTGAATTTTTTCATTTGATACAATTAATTTATCTTTATTAAATAATTTTTTACATAAACATTTTTCATGACCTTGATAATTTTTATCAAATGATTTATTATAAATATCAGTAATGTTATAAAGTTCATTTATAGTAATATCACTATAAATACCTTCATCAAATATTTGAATCATATAATATAATATAATACTTTCAAAAGGACATAATTCATTAATTTTATTTTCAGTAATATCTTTCATCTTAATTTGTAAATCTTTCATAAATTCCTTTATTATTTGAAAATAATTTATATAATCTCTACCATTTTTTGATAATTTTAATATACATATTTTTTTATCATCTAAAAAATTATTATATTTTTGCCATGTATCTGAGTCATAAATAAGTTCTTTAACAATTTTTTTAAAAATTGTTTGTATTTGCATTTTAACATCATCTTTACATTTATTTTCATTATTTATTATTTTAATATATAAAAATATAATCATAGACATAAATCTTATATTATGATGTCCCATATCAATTACTTGTTTATCATCATCTAAATTCAAAATATTTTTTAAACTATCATTTTTATCAATAATATTTTCTTTTAAGATATTAAAATTATTATTTGTTTTTAGATTATCTATTAAATCTTTAAATTTAATATTTTTTGATATATTTAAATTTGGTTTAATTTTTTTTATTTGATTATTATCACCTAAATATTTTTGTATTTTTTGTGTAATATCATCACCATTATTAACTAATCTTACATATAATTTTTTTTTCATTCTTGTTAATGCTACATGGATTAATGAATCATAAATCAAATTATTTGATTCATTACTGTATTTTATTAAACTTTTTTCATCTAATCCAATTACAAATACAACATTTCTTCCATCGCCTTTAGATGTATGTATTGATACAATTCTTGTTGTATTTTCAGAATCAGATAAATTTATAGAACTTCCTTCTTCGGATTTATGAAATATTGAATATCTTTCAAAATTATTTCCATTATTTTTATTAGTCCAATAAAGATTTATTGCAGTATCAAGTGCATTAACAAGTGGATTTTTACTTACAAATGGTGTAACAATTAAAAAATCATTTGGTTTATAATTGTAGTTTTTAACTTCTTTATCGTAATATTCCATTATTTTTTCTATTTCTTTATTTATTTTACAATCGTCTTTTTCATCTACTCGTATAATATCTCCTTCAAATATTTCTAATGAACTTTCATTATTATCATCTGGTTTCCAAGATGTAATTTCTTGTAAAGAATATTTTTTAAAAGGTATTATACTATTTACAAAATTAATTAATTCATTTTGATAAAATCTTCTACAAATATTTTGTGGTTCATATATATTTTTTTTAATATACGAGAAATCATTATCTAATAAATAAGTGAATGCATTATCAGTATTCATTAAGCTTTGTAATTTATCACCGACAATATATGAATCAATATACTTATTTCTCATAATTTGAATTATTGCTTTTGAATAATCAATAGTTAAATCTTGAGTTTCATCACAAATTAAACAAACTTCTTTATTTAATTTTAAATTTATACCATTAAAATATGTTGAAGGTTTATTAGTTTTTTCAATATAGCCATCAATAATTGAATTAACTATACCTGAAAATTTATCTAATTCTTTATGATTTGTATTTCCTAAACTAAACATTAAAGAATCTATTGTACTAATACTAATTTGACAATCTAATTTTGATTTTTCATTAAAATAATTAATACTATATTTCTTATTAGTATCTTCTTTTTCTACATTTTTTATATATTTTAAATCACCATTTTTAATTTGATTTTGAAATTCATTAAAAATAACATATTTTGCAGAATGTTGTTTAGTAACTATAATAAAATATTTATAATGTTCGAATGCAGTTGATTCTAACATTTGAATCAAACCAAAAGTTTTACCATTACCTGCTCCTTGTTGTTTAATATATAATATTGATTGGTTTGGTATATCTAAAGTATGAATTTTGTTATCATTATTATTTAATAATTTAATAAATTCTTTTTTATTATATGGTTTATCAACATCAATCATATCACTTTTAATTTCTTTTGGATATACTTTATATATATTATTTTTAATATCGATAAAAATACAATCATATGAAATAAAGCTTTTATATTTCCAATTTTCTTTTTCAAATTCTAAATAAATTCTATTGCTATCTTTTAATTCAGTTACTTTAATAAAACTATTACCATCAATGATCCAAATTATTTTTTTATTATGTAAATTATAATCATTCATTCTATTATTAACTTCTGTAATATCAATTTTACTATGTTGAAATTCTAAAATTAAATTATGTTCTTCAATAACAACATCAGCTCTTCTATCATCAATTTGATTTTGATTTTTATTTAATTTTTTAAAATCAATTTCAGTATTTAAAAAATTACTTTGCCATTCCCTATGCCATTCTGTCATTAAATTACTACATGTATCTTCATTGTTTTTATGCCTAAAATATGGTTCCATTTTATTACTTTCAATCGCACAACAAATTAACTCGTGTTTATTTTTACAAAGTATTTTACCCTTTTTATTATTATTTACATATTTTTTTATATAATCATCTACTGTTATATTTTTATTTCTAATAAAAGCAAATTTTGTTTGAAAATTATCACATTTTTTATTCTTTGATTCGTTCATTATTAGTTAAATAAGTTTCTTTTTAAATACATACACTCATTTTAAATTATATTCGTGCTTTTTATGTTTTTCTGTTAAATTATGTTTTTCTAATAAATCTTTAGAAAATGAACCATAATCACATAATTTACAATAATATTTAAAACCCTCTTCTCTTTCTTCTTTACTAGAATGATAATTTAAAATATGCTGTTTATACATTGTTTTGTTTGGTGTTTCATAATCAATACAAATAGTACATTTATAAGGTCCCTCATAATCCGACCTTACTTTTTTTTGTCCTGTTGTGTGTTTTACTGTATTTATATGCTTTTCCCATTTTGATTTTTCATTACATTTATAGTTACAATTAACACAATTATATTTAAATTCTGTTTGTTGGTCCATAATTATAATATATAGTATTTTTTTAAATATATTATTAAAAAAATATATAGAATTTTAAATTTATTATAAATAATATATATAAAGATTTATTTTCTACATAAGTATATATATGAATCCAAAGAAACCTCCAGATAAATATCGAACTGTTAAATGTTCTCTCCAATCTATAATTAAAAATCAATTGGATAAAGGTAAATTATTTGATGCTATGATGCGAACTCATAAAATAATTATTCATACTTATCAATTCTTACGATTATGGATATTAAATAAATATCATAAAAAATTAGAAATTCCGATAATTACTGAAGAATTAATTAAAATGGCGTTCAAATCTTTGATTAAAGAAAGCCAAGGACCAAAACCAAAAGGTACTAATTTAGAAATATATGACGAATTTGTTAAATTTTATAATTCAAAATATAAAAAATTAAACTATGAAACAAAGATAGATGGCAAAAATTTATCCCAAATTTTAAGTTATATGGCAACTGATATGCTAACTAATATTGAAAATAATATTAAAATGAATTTTATTCAATATGTTAGAAGATTTGTTAATTCTTCATTTAAAAAAGATCATAATGATATATTAGAAAATTGTCAAAAAGGAACTAAAACTAAATTAAGAAAAGAACTTAATAAAGATTTATATGAAATTAAAGAAGATTTATTAAATAATACATTAAATTCAAATGATAAATATCATGAATGGATTAATCTTCACAAAGTAAATATATTTCCATCTAAATATACAAATTCTTATGATTTTGATATTCAAAATAATCCACAAAATTATATTAAATGTATGATTTATATGTGTTTGGAAATTGAAAAAATAGGAACAAAATCTTTTCAATTCTTTCCATTAAGAACAGATATTGCACCAAAGTATATTCCAATTGATACTAAAAGTATTATTGAACTTTTTGTTGAAGAAGATAAAAATAAATATTTATTAGATATTGAAAATTCAAAAGATGAATTATGGAATAAATATTTTAAATTGAATAATCCTATATTTAAACAATCACAATATAATTTTGATTATAAAATTTCAACTGATTGTATGGCTGTATCTATTCAATTACTTCATATTGATTCTATACAATCAGAAAAAAATAAAAAATTAAATATGAAAAATAAAAAAACAGTAATGAAAGAACAATGCAAAGATATGAATCAAATAGAAAAAGAAGAATATAAAAAAATATTAGAAAATAATAAAAAAGAAACAAATGAAAAAATTAAATTACAAAATAAGTTAAAGAGAGATAAAGAAAAGGAAGAATTTAAAAAATTATCAAAAGAAGAAAAAATAAAAATTAGGGAACAAAAGAAAGAATTAAACAAAAATAATAAAAATAGTAAATATATTGAATTTCCTTATTTAGAAGATTTAGATGATAAACAATATCAAGAACTAATAAATAATAATTGGGTTTCTAGTGATCCAGGAAAAAGATGTTTATTGTATATGAAAAACAAAGATGGTATAAGATTTAGATATACAAATAAAACACATATGAATAAAACTAAAAGATTAAAATATCAAAGATTAATTAAAAATTATAAAGATAAGAATAGCATAACAAGTATTGAAAATAAATTAAGTAAATATAATTCAAGGAGTTGTATTTATAAAGAATTTAAAAAATTTATTAAGAAAAAGAATGAATATAATCAAATATTGTTAGAAAAATATAAAGATGATATATTTAGAAAATATAAATGGTATGGTTATATAAATAGAAAGCGTGTAGAAACTGATTTAGCAAGAGAAATTAAAAATAAATTTGGTAAAGATACTATAATAATATTAGGTGATTGGAGTGATAAATTAAAAACATCACCATCTCGAATTCAATATATATCAACTCCAAATTTAGGATTAAAAAGAAAAT